CTTAATATCTGCGTCAGGTCTAAAGAATAAATTAACTGACTGTGCTTGGTCAATATATTTTTGTCTTTCACTGGCATGGTTTATAATCCATTGTTGGTTCATCTCCATAGATGTTTTATATACATCTTTCTCTAAATCTGTTAGGTATTTTAGATGCTGTACTGAACCATCATTTGCTATAATACTTGACCATTCATCATCTAGATTTAACTTGCTCTCTTTACTTTTTTTCTCCAGTAGTTTCTGAAGGAATTTATTCTTATTGGTATGAGATCCAGAAAGTGTATCTTGACGATAAGCATTAGCTCGAAAAGGCTCGATACTAGGAGAAGTATTACCCATGATAATGCTACTACTAGCATTAGGAGCAATAGCAAGCATGTGGCTAAACCTCCGACCAGTACCAGTAGCATCAGGTGCTTCCCCTCGCTCAATACCCATCTCAATGTTTGCTTTATCCAGTCCAGTTCTAATATGTTTAAAAATCTTTTCATTTCTATTTCCTGCTATGGCACTTTCATAAGGTATTCCATTTTTCTGTAAGTAAGCATGAAAACCCAAAGCACCTATCCCAATAGATCTTTCTTGCTCAGCTGAATACTTGGCACGAGATAATTCAGGTCTAGCATTATCAATAAAATACTGCAAAACATTATCAAGCATTTCAGCTACATCTTTCAGGAATGTTTTATTTTTTGACCACTCATCATAGTGTTCTAAGTTCAAAGATGATAAACAACATACAGCAGTTCTTTCCTCATTAGTAGGAAGTATAATCTCTGAACATAAATTACTTTGGTGAATTTTCAAACCCTTTTCTTTTAGGAACTCTGGCATCTGTTCGTTGCTAGTGTCAATGAAGTGTAGATATGGCTCACCAGTCATCATACGAGTTTCTAAAATACTTTGCCATAATTCTCTAGCCGATACATACTCTTTTACTTTTCCATTATGCGGATCCTTGAGTGCCCATTTATCATCACAGTTTTCATTCTTCATACAGTTTTCGATAATCTGCATAAAGCTGTGTGGGATATTAATACCATGGTGCATATTTAATGCTCGCATGTTAGGATCGCCAGTCGGCTTTCTCATTTCAATAAATTCTTTAATATCAGGATGGTCAATATTTAAGTACGCAGCATAGCTACCTCTTCTTGTACGACCTTGACGATATGCTAATGAAGATGCGTCATACATTTTCATATGTGGCATAACACCAGTAGATTTATCATCGGCACTACGAATACCGAATCCTATGCCTACACCACCACCTGACATTGACAACCAGTTAGTTTCTGATAAATTTTGTACTAATCCTTCAGAAGAATCTTCAATATAATTTAAGAAACAACTAATAGGCAATCCTCTTTTACTTCTACCATAAGATAAAATAGGAGTGGCATAACTTAGCCAATGTTGAGATGAATAATCATACAACCTTTGAGCATGTTCAGGATTAGATGAAAAAGTTTTTGATACAAAAGCGAATCTTTCTTGCGGAGAAGTTTCATCATCTTTCATATACGATTCTCTTAATCGTATTTTACCAGCATCATCTAGTAGAGAATCTCTAGTATAGTCTATTGTGATACCATGTATCTCTGAAATTAATTTATCTTCCATTTTATTTTCCATACTGAATGACGATTGAAAATCTGTGCGTTGGGCTGTGGATTGTTGGTGGGTTGATTGTGTGGGGTATTGTGCCATCGAATAAAATTATCCTCCCTGGAATATAGAACGATGCCCAGTCTAGGGTATCGTTGGTTGAGTTAGTAAACAGTGTTTGTCCACCCCAAGACTTTTCCCATTCCATGTTGGGATAATATAGCATGGTTAAATTATGCTCAGCACCAGTATCGCAATGAAAACGATTTTTATCCTGGATTGTACTAAGGTTAATCCTAGCTTGTGTTATTGTATAGTCATCTAAGTGGTGTTTGATGTGGGAGTAATTGCTTATATCCTCTATCCCCATATTTTCCACATCAACGAGAGAGAGATTACAATATAAGTTATAGTCGCCTTTAGTCTCCAATCTTTGTACATCAGAGCCACTTAGCGAATACTTTTTGTTTAAGCAATAACTATATAGTCTTTCTCGTTCTTCGAAAGTAAAGATATTATCAAAATACCACAGAGACTTTCCATCGATCTTTCTGAGTCGTTCTTCAACCATATATACTTACCCTATTCATCATCCTCGTTATCGTCTATATCAGCCTGTTTGGGCTCATGGTGGGGTCTCTCACAGGGCATCCCACTATTATCAAACCACCTGCCATCAGAGGTATGAAAATACTTCTGATAATAAACTCCAGTGGTTTTCATATGGTCAGTACGATATCGTCTAAACTTTTTTTCTTCTATTTTACCTTTATATTCTTCACCGAACTCACCTTGTAGTAATCTGCGTTGTGCAGCAACATAGCCACCACCATAAATCCTATCAATCCACTCACCATTAACAAAATTAGTGACAACCCTTTTGGGTTTGGATTCTTCTATATAATCCTCATCTTCCCACTTTTCTTCAATCAGTGCTTTCTTCATCATCATCTCCTCGTTCAGTTTTAGTAAATTCTAAATTGGTATTCTCATTTATGTCAACTATATTGTCATTAGCTGGCGAATCTGGTATCTGAAGAGGTTCATCATTTTCACTTCGTATATCATAATTTACTTCCTCATTACTTCCCATTGGTCTTTTCTCAATAGAAACTAAATCGATGGTATCAAAATCTAAGGTTCCAATAATAACCTTTGCTTGCTCTTTACCCATCTCGAGCACAAGTATATCTTTCGCAGCAATTAACATACCCATTGATGCACTTATTGCTTGCTTCCCAGTTTTAATACTTGTTAGTGCTTCCCAAAGTGGTGTAAGAATAAAGTTTTGCTCATACTCATGTTGCTTTCTAACTTCCTCCAACCTATCCGCATCAAATTTTTTCGCAGCATATTCGTTGATATCAACTATTTCAGCATCTTGTATATTATCTTTATCGTCTGTCATTTTATCTCCTTCCCTTCGGGATTGACCCAATGTCTTCTTTCAAAGTTTGGGTCGCTTGATTTAAAAAAGTTTCTATCGACACCTTGTTCAAATGTCTCCATTAATCTTTTGGTTGGTCTAAATACTTGACCACTGCCTTTAGCTTTTATGATGCCATCGCTCATGTCTTTTATAGCGAATATACCTTCACCAAGTTCACCTGCTTTTCTATCTGTAGCTTTCCATACTTTTCGATAACATTTTACTGTTGTAGGAAAGTGTATTGGTGCTAGGAAATTAATTTTAAAATTTCTAATAAAAAATCCAGGAACAGGATTAGAATACAATAAGGATATCATTAATGCTCCTGGCATAACATTACCCTCTTCATCACCAAAGTGTAAAGGATTATCATCTTGAATAATTTTACAAAAGTTTCTTACCAAGTCTTCAGTAATTTCTACATCATGAATATAATCTTTTAATAAGTCTGCTCTATCAAAAGGAACTTCGCTCATTAGCATTTTCTCCATAAGTTAAATTTAGCCACAGCATCAACACCCTCTACACTATTATGTTCTATAAGAGCATGTATTGTTAGAGGTGTTTTACCTGCCATAATCATTTCATTAATATCTTTTTCTTTCACACTATCATTCCATAAACAAACACGAAACCCATGATTAATCATTTTCTCAATCTGCTTTACTATGGCAGAGTTTCTTGGTTCATTATCAAATACGATAGTACAGTTATCTTTAAACTGACTGACTTGTGGTATATTAAAGTCAGCACCAGCTGTAGCAATACAATTATCTAGAAACAAACTATCGATTGGACCTTCGACAACATAAACATGTCTATCTTTATCTACTCGGTCGAGACCATATACTTTATGATTTTTTTCATTTGTTTTGATTGTATAATACTTAGGTGTTTCATTTCCGAAAGATCTGCCTTGTATCGCTATTAATTCTTTTTCTTCATTGTAAAATGGTATAACTAATCTTGGCTCATCACTTTCTATCTGATGAAACTTCATGACTATATTATTATTCACCCATTCTTTAAATCTGGGCACCCAAAAGAAGTGTTGATGAAGATCGTGATTTATGTGTCGTCTTAACAAGAACTTCTTGATTGGGTGCGAGTTATCCAAAGTAGATACTAAGTTGGCATGTTTTAGCGAGGTATAAGCCAAGTTCGTATCTGTTTTGAATATTTCTAAATCAGGTTTATCTGTAATATGTTTATTATTAGTACTACCAAATTTTTCAAGGGAGTACTCATTATAGATTCTTTGGTCAACCTGCTTGAGCAAGTTGCCTAGACTACTGCCAGCTTGACAGTTATGGCACTTGTAAAATAACGAGGACTCTTTTCTATAGATATATCCTCTAGCTTTTGATTGATTTTTTTGTGAGTCTCCACAGAGAGGACAGGAAAAGTTCCATAGATAATCCTTCTGTTGTTTAAAGTTTCTTACACGAGGTGCAAGCATACTCGCATATTTTGCGTCCACATAAATCATAGATATAATATTAGTTGAAAAAAACTTAAAAGTAAAGTTTCTTACATAAGATAACCAAGTAGTCCCATACCACCTGCAATACTAGCAATTATGCCCATGACATACCACTTATATTGCTCCAGTTTTACAACTTTGTTATCTAAATTCGTTATTTCTTCAGACATTTTGGCATGCTGTCGACTAGCAGTATCATTAATTGCCTTTTCTGACTGATGGATAGCAGTGACGACTTCTTTCGCACCTTCGGTAATTCGCTGATGCAGTACCTTAATATCTCTCTTAATTTCTTCATCGGTTTCTTCTCCCGAATCTAATCTACTGTCATGTACAGCTAGTAGCTTAGATATTTGAGAAGTGGCTTCACCTATCTTCTCAATAGATACATCGATCTTCTGAATATCATTCTTCAGGTTAGATATTTCGACTTGATTCTTTGCTATTTCGACTTCACTCGCCATAGTTGTGTACCCTTTGCATTTCTCCTACCCATCTTTGTAATTGTTGAAGTTGCCTTCTTACTTCATTACAAGAGGTGTAGTTATCTACAGTTATCGTTGTTAATTCTGAGAGTCGGAGTTTTTCCTCTCCTCTATCGTCTCCATTTTCTTCCCCTCCTCCATCAGTACTTCTGGTGGTGTCGGGAACTTCATTTTTAATGGCACTGTCGTGGAGCAACCTAACATCGTCAGGAATACTACACTGAGCATCATCGTTTTCATTAAGTAGTTCATTGACCTTCTCACTTATTTTATTTCCATTACTTGTTATTCTATTGCTGTCTGCTTCATATTCTTGAGCTAACTCGTTAGAAACTTTTTCAGCTTCAGCTTCAATAAGTTTCATTTCTTCTTTCATGTTATTTAGCTCTTCGATAATCGGACCACTAGTCCAAACAGCACCCAATAGAAACGATCCGACGCCAAATAATAATCCAAAAACTAATCCCCAACTTTTAGGTATAAGTGGTAAAATAGAAACTATTACAAGTCCTATTAAGCCAACAGCTGTAATACCAAAATAAATTGAAGTGGGTATCCACCCAAGTATAGTAATTAATGAAAACATTATAATGCTGTAGTTGATACTACGATATCGTTTGGTTGGTTAAGCATAGTGCTTTTACCAACTGACCTTGCTACAGGTCTTTTGATATGTCTCCAACTTCCTCCACCATTTCTATTAAATCTTATTGCTTTAGTATCACCCTCTTTTGTTTGTAAGACTATGACACCTTTCGGATTTTTACGAGCATAATTATATATGGCAGATTGTGTATCATCTGACATATTCAGATACTCTTTCCATTTAGAATATTTCTTTTTCCCTGATTTAAACTTTTTAAGGACATCGCCTGATACTTGAAATGTAGCAAACTTTCTACCCTTTTTCATTCTAACTGTTGGGGATAAATCTACTCCCCCACCTGACACTGAGTTTGCAGCAACTTCTTCATCAGTCTGGTCTTTTGGTTTTTTACCAGCTTTTTTCATAGAGATTGCGATTGCTGCTTGTTGTGCAGGCGACTTTGCTTCGATATTAAACATATTCCAATATAGATGTTCAATAACTTCTTCGACTAATAATTCTTCTTCTAATAGAGAAATATCTTTTGATATTAAGTCTTCATATTTTTCACGCAATATATGTACTGACTCTTGTCCTTCATATGCTTCACGAATTAGATAATATGCTGCAGCAAGTGAGCCCAGTCTGGTTTTACCACCAGGAGCTTTTTCTACGAACTGCTTTAGTTTGAATATTAATCTATGTAAAAAGGTATATGCGTTCTTTTCCTTAGTAGTAGTCAGCTTGTTAGCTTTCTTAAGGATCTTACCTCTCTCGTCAATAATACCTTCTTTAAAAGCATCAGTGTCTTTAAAAGGTTTTACTAACATAGAAATTATTCTATAAGCAATTATATTATCTACTGTTTTACTCATATCTCTCTTAGTATATCTACGATGCTTTCATCGTGATTTAAACTTGTGGAACGAGTGGATGTTCCTGGAATATATTCGGGAAGTCTGCCTAGATATGTTAGGAATACAATAAGTGCATTCCAGCTTTCTTCATCCACTTTGAAGAATAGCATATCAGTTGCAGCTTCTCCCCATAAATTATAAATTACGATTATATGATTTAAAATTAATCTTTCTCTTAGATCTTTGTTCTTTTTATATCTTTGAAATAATTTGTTAAGATATAAAAACTTCTTTAAATCATTTTCAAACTCTTCAAGTGTCGCACAAGAAGGGTTATCGTAATTATTTAGAGCAAACTGAAGAAAGTTATTTTCTGTCAGTTTTTTTATCATTGCTCTTCTTTGGTTCTTCAGTTTGAAATTTTACAATATCTTCTAATGCTTGAATCGCACCAGTCAACATGTTCATCTCAGCTTGAGTATTAACCACACCTTGATTAAGTTGAATAAGGATCTCTTCTTTTTTCTTTAGAGAATCTCTGTATCCATCAAGTTTCGCATTAACATCATAATCTGCCATAATTATCTCCTAAAAATAATATATTAGTTTACAACTACAGAGTTAGAGCCAATAACACTCCACCCTACAGTAGCAACATACAGTAAAGTGACTGCGTCACCAACTGCATTGAATGTTATAGTAGTACCACCATTTAATGTTGTAGGTGTAAGGACACAAGATCCTGAACCACCAACTACTACAAAAATTTTAACTTGCCCAACTGTACCATTAGCAAGTGACGCAGCATCTGAACCAGATGACAAAGTAAGTTCGGTCACAGCTTTAGTTAAGTCGGCAGTAGATGTTCCTGTTGAAGACTGAGCAGTTTGCGATAGGTATAAACTACCACCACTGATTGCTACATCCCCATTTACATCAAGTTTCTGTGTTGGAGTTGCTACTCCTACACCAACTCGGTCAGTTGAAGCATCTACATATAATAGATTGTTGTCGTTTAATCCTTCGACACGAGTGTCTTGGTCACCACCAGATTCGTTAATAATAACTGGGGTGTCTAAGTTTGCGAATAGATTTGCGACTGTTAGTTTTTTATTAGAGCCACCTTGAACGATATTCAAGAGATCGGCACCTGCAGCAGAGGTTGCTGCGACTAGTTCTGAAATTTTTTGGTCTGCCATAATTTTACTCCTATTTTATATTTGCAGAATAGGGAGGGTTTTTTACAACCCTCCCACAGTTCTAGGTTTATGTTATTCGGTTATTAAGATCCGAAAGTAAGTGTAGCTACACCATTAGAGACTTGCTCTGGTGCACCATTAGCACTGTTCACTTTTACTCTGTACTTCTTACCATTGTGAGTAGTATCAGTCACACCAGATACTGCTAATGTAGCAGTAGCGAAGTCTGCGTAGATTCCACCATCAGTGCCAGCAGCGATGTCAACCCAACGAGTTCCTGACGCAGTTTGTCTTTGCCATTTGTAGTTGAGTGCACCAATCGTACCTACGACTGATCCAGTAGTTAGAGTAATTGTTGCATTTCCACTTGATGTAGTCATTGCAGCAGGTTGTACTGTTATAGCGAATGAGTTAGCAGCATCAGATACAGAAGCATCATCAGCAGCATCGTCACCTGCTTGAGCAGCAGTACGAGCCATAGCAACTATACATTCAGCTTGGTATCTTGTATTACCATCTGAGTCTTGTTTGCCAGATTTAATTGTCCACCAACCAGCACCAGTAATACCTCTTGCTTTGTTTTGAGCAAGTTGTGCTTCGTCAGTATCAACGAACATAATGTCCGCAGCAGCATATTTGTTTCCTGCTTTTACGACACTTGCGACAGCTTGTACACCAGCGAAAGTTTGTGCGTTATTACCTGTACCAGAAATTGCGATTGCAGTTCCAGCTTCGGCATTAGTTTTGTTAGTAGCAACTTTAATATTAGTTGCGTCAACTTTAATTACGAAGTAAGTTGTACCACCAGTTAATCCAGTGATATCAGTACCACCACCATTAGCATATATAACAGCATCACCTGTATTTAAGTTATGCGTTCCAGTTGTGATTGTATCAGATGCAGTAGTGACAGCAGAAGTAGCAACAGTATTAGATGTTGGTGCAGCAATTGTCACACCAGCAGCATCACCTGCTACATATCCGTCTCCTGGATCTGTAATTGTAATTGAAGCAAGAGTAGAACCAGATAATACTCCAGTTCCAGTTGCTTGAGTGCCAGATGCTGGGGCAGCAATTGCGACTGAAGGAGCGGAACCATATCCACTTCCTAAAGTAGTCACATTTAATTTTTTAATTTGCCCAACTTCTAGCCAGTTTGGTCGATTCACATGCGAATCAGAGTCTCCCCACATTGCCATATTAGTCTCCTATTTTAGATTGAAATTGTTTATATGATAAGGGCATCCCTTTGACTGGCTCAACTTTTGGCTCGTTGACGGACTCTAAGTCTCCATCTTCCACCAACTTAATGTAGTCATGGGCAGAGTCGGTAAGATCTGAAACGATCTCTTCAACTTCTGATATAGTTAGACCATTAAAGGTCTCAAAACTTTCTGCTGCTTTTTTCAAAGCATACTTAACTTTTCCATTAGATGCTAATCCTTTTTTCATTTTATTAATTGCATTTGTAGCACCAGTGTAGTTATGTCCAGCCATCTTCTTAGCGATGTCGACAGCTTTAGCGATTTCTGCATCGGAGAATTCTCCTTCATCAATCATTTCGTCTTTATCTTTTTTCTTTTGTGCGTTTACTGATTTTTTAGATTTCGGTTTCATATACTTAGAATGGTCTTCTGTAGTATAAATTTTTAAATCCTCAGTTGGTACTTCTTTTTCAACACCATGTTCGAATTCTACATCATACCAAGAAACATAGCCATCGTCAGTTGGTACTGCGTGACTTTCATAAACTGGCTTTCCGAATCCCCATACAATATGTTCTACGACAGTAGCACAGTCATGGTCTTTTGAATGACAGTTTTCTCTTTCTTCGTTAGCAGTTTTTGCAGCACTAGCGAAATCTTTTTCTGTAGGTGCACCCTTCTCACCTTTTTTACGCATTTTTTCTCCTCGTTTTCTTTTCATATTTATATTATGATACAGACCAGGACCTTTCTCGTCTATTGCTTCTTCTTTCTTGAATGCATTGGGAGCCATTCTCATATATTCATGCCTTGCTTTTTTAATTTTGTCACTAATGGCATCAATATTCTTTCCTGCTTTTCTCATTTTATCTCTTTGGATAAGCATGGCTTTAAATGCTGCTGGCATTTCTTCATCAAGTGATTCTTTGTTGAGCATTTTGCCATATTCTATTCTGGCTTTTTTAATTTTGTCACTAATAGAATCAATATTCTGTCCCATAGCTTTCATTCTAGCTTTTTGGTCCAGCATTTTTCTCAAGTCACCATAGTTTCTGATTGTTTCATCAAGCGATTCTTTTTTCATACCACCTGCTTGAATTTTTTTCTTTTCAGCTTCTATTTCTTTATCAACCACCATAGTGTTTTGACCCATTTTTCTCATGCGTTGCTTCTTTAAAAGTAAATCTGAATATTTTGCATACTTACCTTCAGTTTTCATAGCTTTTTCTAATTCTTTAGCTTGACCTGAATGTGCTTTAGTTGCACCTTTTAATGCTTTTACTACATCTTTGACAACTTTCTTATCTTTATTGTCAAGTTTTTCTCCCATGGTTATGCCTTTTGCTTTCTTAAGTTTTGCTTCCGCATCCCTTTTCACTTTGTTAGCTTTCTTTTGCATTTCCTTTGCTCTTTCAGCAGAGGTCATAGGTTTCATCATGTCTTCGTTTTTGACAGCCTTAGAAACAGCTTTGCGTCTTTTGTGAAGATATTTGTCAGAAGCATCGACATCGCCATCGTTGTCGATATCCTTGTCTTTTCTATCTTTAAATTTTTTCTTTACAGCTTTTGAATTCACTGAATCCAATGCTTCCATAAACTCTTGATATCCTAAAACTTCTGACATATTAGTACCCTTTACTTAATTAAATTGTCTAGCTCTCTCACTGCTGCAGCTTGTAGTCTATCACCATAAGTTTTTGGTTGCTCTGCTGGTTTTTCTTCAGCAGGAGTTTCCTCAGCTTTTGGTTCTTCAGCAGGTGCTTCAGCTGGAGTTTCAGCTTTTGGCTCTTCTGCTGGAGTTTCTACAGGTGCTTCAGTTTCCTGAGTAGCTTCTGGAGTTTCATTCTCTACAGCCACTTTCTCATCTTCATTAATCATTTCGTTCTCCTTCATTGTTGAATTTACTATTATTTAGTTCTATTTTACTTTCTAGTTCTCGAATTTTACCTTCAAGTTCTAGTACTTTTTGCCTTTCGGACTCATATAATGCAAGATAATCCATTATTTGTTGTGTCCAACTGATAAATCATCGTCATCATCGTCTAAAAGGTCACGCAATTTTTTCTCTCTTTCCTCTTCTTCTTCGAGATATTTGTCTATATCAGTTTCCATACGATGCTTTTCATCAGTCCCTGCCATGAATTGTTTATAAGCAGAGTTGCCTGAATGTACTTCTTTACCATCTACTGTATCTGTAGTTGGTCTAAAGATAATATCTTCTTCGTCGAATTCAGGTATAGGATAAGGCATATTATCATTTTCGATCTTATACTTAATAACTTCAAAGATATCTCTAAGGGTTTTGACCCACATAATCTCAGTATTTTCGATTTGGGCACCAAGCATATCCTCAGCATCCATAATTAGTTCGATAGCATCAAGCGAATCAATATCTAAATCCCTTACGAGGTGAGCATCCATACCACCAGCTTCCATAATCTCAGATACTTCTAGCTGTTTAATCTCAGCCAAACCTTCAATAATTTTTTTCTCAAACTCTTCTTCTGATAAGAATTTAACATAGTGTACTTGAACAGCTTGTCCTTCGGTAATTGTCAACCTTTTATTTTCATCAATCTCTTGTTTATTTTCTTTTAGCCATTCTTGAGCACCTTCTAAATTATTATCGCCAATCTGTTCAATCGCCCAATCTACTTTGGATTTGTCAGTTGTTTTAGCAGTTGCTTCCTTATATTTCTCATAATCCTCTAGTTGTTTTTCTCTAGTAGGAATAGCCATACCCATAACTCTTTTAAGCACACCCTCAGGAAGAGGTGCATTAGGATCTGTACTGTAAGGATTTACACTAGGGTTTGATTCTGTAGGTTTTGTCAACCCACTTTTCATTTCTTCCTCTAGTTGTTTTTGTTGTGCCAGATGTTCTTCTACATCTGCTTCGTTTATAAGTTCATCCCATTGTTCGTCAGTTTCTGGGATGTCCACTGGACCATTCTTTTCACTACTCATATTATCTCCACTTTGTTAATGTAATTAACTATTTACTTTGGCACCTGCTCTCCACTGATAGCATGACCAATATTTCGCTTTCCATTTTGGACCTGGATTATCACACCCATGTCTTGCTCTGAAACTTTTTCTCCTTTTAGGATCGTCCCTTTTAATACTTAGGTTCGGATCTCCGAATCGTACAACAACGACATTACCTTTTGGACCTTTTACATATACCTTAAATTTTTTGTTAGGATTTTCAGAAGTACGAATAGGATCGTTAAGTGTGACAGTTTTGCCTTGATACTTAGCTTCTTCTAATGTAGGAAGTTCCATAGCTTCGCATACTGCGTCTATGTTATCTTCTCTATGTTCCTTAAAAGTTTTCATTATTTTTTCCTAACTCCACCATATGCTTTACCAGTTGCCCCACCATAACCTTTTTTACTTTTAGATCTTTGACCAACATAGTTGCCTACAGTTTTACGACCTGTTTGTTTTTTGGCAGTTCTAATTCTACCACCAGCCAGTGCCGATTTAAATTTTTGAGCAGGTTTTACAGATTTTCTACCATGTAGTCTTTTCTTTTCCATCTGCCTAACACGAGGTGCTAGTTTTAGGGCAATCCTTTTTACTACATGACGCATTTTAGCGATTCTTGCTTCGGCTCTTTCCCTTTCACCTACAGATAGTTGATTAGGTGCCTTTTTAAAGAATCTTCTTTTCAGTAATTTTACTGCTAATCTTCTTGCTCTACTATTTATAACCTGTGTAGAAGAGTGTCGTCTAAGAGCGATTCGTAAACTTCTTGCTCTCCTTGCCTTAGTTCTTCTAACTCTTACTCGGTTTTTAATTCTTTCAGTTCTACTTAGTACTTCGTTCAGCTGTTGTTCTAAATCACCCTCAAGATATTCAAAGTTTTCTTGAGTGACTTCGCCTTCTTCATCTTCAACTTCTAATGCTAGTTCTTCATCATCATATAAGTCAAAGATATCTAGTTTACCATTTATTGGATCTTGCTCAGGGTCAAACATATTGACCACATTTTCGATTTCATCATCGTTAAGATCGTCAAGCATTGCGTCAGCTTTTGGGTCAGCTACAAATACTTCTAAATCATATGGGTCGTCAGACTTAGGTGTTCCTGATTTTTTTTTAATCTTATCAGCTTTTGGTTTATCTTCAGTTTCTACTGGCTTATCGATTTCTATTTTAGTCATCGGTTCGCCATCAGCTTCTTCTTTCATAGCCATCTTAGTAGCTGTAGCATACATTACATCTTTATAATCTTTACCATATCGCTTTTTAAAATCAGCAGTTTTATCTTTCATGCCCTTAACGATATCTTCTCGTTTTTTCATTTGGGCATCAGTCATTTCCTTTTCTTCTGGTATATCGCCATAAGTTTCACATGGGTCTTTGCCACACCCACAGTTCTTTTTTTGTTCTTTTAATTCAACATCGCCTTTTTTCTTTTTCTTATTTGGCTCTACTTCATCACTCATTGCTGACCTTGCTTTATCTGCAAGATCTTTATCAGCTTTGCCCCAAGTTCCTTTACCTTTACCAATGAAACTATTTACACGAGCGAGTGCCCATTGTTGTTGAGATGCTCCTGGACGATGCCCTGTACCATATGCAGCCATTCCTCTTTTGTAAACCTGCATTAATATACCTTTAGGAATACCAGACTTCTTAGCTTTCTTTGCTACAGCTGTGTTTTCTTCTAACCAATCTTCATCGATAACTTGTTTCATTATCTTTTCATCGCGAGTAGCTTTACTGTCAACTTCCATAGTGCCATCTACTTTTCTCTTTTCAATACCACCAGCTAGTTTTAACATCTTTTTGTAATCTTGGTAAGACATAATAGACTTAGCAATATTAAAATTACTAGAAGGATCTACTTCATCTACACTTGGTCGTTTTACTTCCCATATTTTCTGCTCATTAGCACCCTCTACTCCAGGAAGATTTTTCATTCTATCTTTACACTTTTTATATTCAGCATAAAGTTCATCAAACTCTTTTGACCCTTTATCAGCTTTCGCCATTTTCTTTTTAGTCATAGCCATACGCATCATAAGTTCTGCTCTTAGACCTTGCCTAACTTTACGAGTGACATTTTTACCTACACCCATGATACCATCTTTGCCTTCAGACTCTTCTTTCTTCATTCCAGGTTTTGTTTCCCTGTTTTTCTTCTGAGCATCTTGAGTTCTAGCACGATCCATCATTTTATCATGCTTCATTTTATCTGCTTCTTTTTCTTTTTTAATTCTTTCTTTTGTGGCTTTTACATCTTCATCCCAGAAAGCTGTTAAATCTTCAATAGTTTTTAACCATGCTTCGTTTTGTTCTTCTGGGTCGCCATACTTTTTATGGTATTTAAGTGTATGTTTAGATTTTTTTGTTTTCTTAAAATCGCCTTTTTTATCTAGATCTCCAGCAGCAGGATCGTACTTGGTAGGATCGCTATCATCTTTTTTAGAATCTTTTTCAAACTCTGCCTTCCTTGCTTTTTTATCTTTAGAAGATACACCTTTATAATATTGGTCAGCTTCATCCATAGGATTCTTTACACCACGAAGTGGTTCATCTCTACCAGACTTCTTAGCTTTAGGATCTTCTTTATTAGCAACAGAATCCCAGTTTGATAATGTATCTTTTAGAGATTTCATGGATTTACCCATACCTCTTGACACATTTAATTTTTGAGCAGGTCTTCTTAGCGAATCGTATTTGTTTAAGATTCCTTCAGATGCTCCAGGAGACATTTTACCTTTTGAGCCATCATTAAATTCGAATGTATAATTACCTTTTAGATTAATATTTTTTCTAAGTTGTAATACGATAGGATCTACACCTGAGCCAGATACTTCGCTCATAAAATCTTTAAATGATTTGTTTTCTACTGCGAACTTCCCTTGTCTCATAATAGCTGGTAAATATTGACGATCGTAATCTATTCCTGCAGTTTTAGCAGTCTGTAGCATTTTCTTTACGATTTCAGCAAACTCAGGAGTGACTCTTTTTGTTCTTAGTTTTCTAAGACCAAAGTTTATAAGTTGAGTTGGGTTTGACATTTTCTCAGGGTTATCAACACCCATTGAACCAGCAATAATTCTAGCGACCTTAATCCTATCAGCAGAAGTAAATCTAAATTTATTCTGTGGGTCAATTTTTAAGTTCTTTTGTTCTTCTAAATCTTTTCTCATATTTGGTTCCTTAGAGAGTAAGTCAGCCAAGTCGGCATTTATTTGGTCTAAGTAGTCATGTCTTTCTAACTCTCCTATATTATTTAGGGAGTCTGACAATTTCATTTTTATGATAGAATCAGCACCAACTTCTTCCATTAGTGCGTATCCTCTAGACTTAGCTTCCTCTAATATCTTTAATGACTGGTCGACAAGTTTTAAGCATGTAAGCACAGCAACAGGATCTTTATCACTTTCAAATAAATCTAGAAACTTATCTTTTATTTCGTAGTAATTATGGAAGTGTTCTGTAGTAAACCCTTTAAATACCAATTCATCATTATAATGATAGTCATTTACAGTATTAGTTTCGGCGATCTGACGAACTTCGTGTAGCCATTTTTTGGATACATTGCCATCTTCGTCAGATACACTAATATAATTTGCCCCACGATCCATAACTTCATATACACCATCAGCGTCTTCAACTACTGCTCCGACATTAAATATCTTCTTCGCTACATAATCTTCTCTTAGTTGAGATGTTGGTAGAATTACTTCTTCTCTAATTGGTGGCAGACCCATGCCTTTGCGTACTTCGTTAAATAATCTTTTACTATCAGCCATAGTCATTCTACGAGGGATACCTCGTTTGAAGTCAGTAAATTTACCAGAACTGGCAGCAGTTCTCATTTTAGTAGCTGACATTCCCTCAGCCATATCTGAGTCAGGGTCTCTACGACCAGAAGATAATACAGTTATCTTATCAAAGTTGTAATCTTTACCATTATATTGGTTGAGTAATCTCTTGTATTCAGCAATCCTATCACTACCAGCAATAAGTGTTAGTTCAGTAATCTTTTCTTTTGTATTGAGATACTTTGCTACTTCTATAATTGTTCTTTGATTAGGCGACTTCGTTGGCACGAAAGGAGCGTTCACACCGAACATCCTTTTCATGTAATAGATTTTGCGTTCTTGTTTTAGTGGGTTTTTCTTTTTGTCTTCAGTAGCTGTGACATATATTTTGGAGGGACTGCCTTTTGAACGAGCATACTGGGTCACCTTATTGATAAGTAATTCGTGACCAGTGGTTGGAGGATTAAATCTTCCAAACCCTATGACCATTTTTTTAGCAGGCACTTCATTAAGAAGTGTTTTAAAGTCTTTCATTTATTTGTCCCATCGATTAAATATACCTATATTTAGGTATTTATTTATTCCAACCTTTCAATATTTCAGGAGAAAAATTCAGGCGAGAGAACTCAAGTCTATCTACCAGTTTTACAGCTTTCCCTGACATCTTGTCAATAGCCACATAACCCTCAACTCCTGTCACTTTAAACCCATTGCGAGTCCTTACAAAAGTTTTCATAGATCCAATTTGGTTCATTTTATTGATTAGTGTTTGCTTTGCATCCACCATCATATTCATCAGCTTAAATATCTCAACGATTTTTTGTTTGTCATTTATAAAAAATGACAGTACATCATTCTTTTTAGCTTTCCAAGTATTCTTACCAGCTTCAGTTTTCTTGCTATCTATTTCTTTCTTATACTTGTTAGCAATATAATGAAACATTTGCGTCACATGCTGGCTTGGGTTGGTAATCCTTTTCCCTGCTTTTATCTTAGTATTGTTAAATGCCTTGATATTGATAAGCAAATCTTTATTAGCATTAATACTGTTCAATATATTAGCATTTACTTTTCTAAACTGAGTACCGATAGCAGATAGTTGCTTAGTAAACTCAGCTGTTTCTTTAGCAGTCATAGATGCTTGACCTGATACATCTTTATAAGTAGCATCATCAAACCAAACATCGCCACCTAGTATTCCAGGTTGTTTCATTTTCTTAGCAATGTTTTTACCAAACGATGCTCTAAGAGTATCGAATGTATTTCCAGTATATTCAGTATGCCAGACGATACCCATATGAGCACGACGAATAACATTTGATAATCCTGATATAGCAGGAACAGCATAGACGATAGTATTAGGTTGAAAAGTCACCATAGACTGACCATCTATATCTTTTAATTTTAAGTCATTACGACCTGCCCACATTAAGTCTCCTTGAAAGATACCACGATCTGGTAGAATCTTGGGTAAATATTTCAAGCAAATTAATAGCTTTGCTTGTAAGTCCCCAGATGTATCTTTCTTAACATCGGCAGGTGTATAATAAACTTTAGGATCTTTATTGAAGATACCTTTTTTAGCAACAAACTTTTTTCCATTTCTAGGATCTGTACCAGCAAAGATTGCTGGTGCACCATCCCATTTTACTGTAGCATTTACTTTGTTTGATGATTTACCAGCCAACATATCACGCATACCTTGCATGAAATTAATTGCTCGTCTAGCACCAGCGACACCCTCGTCAAAGAGGATGTCTTCAATATGTTCCATATGAACATTTTTTTGCTCAGTAATTAATGTCTTAAATGATTTTACCATTTTTCGTTGTATATTAACTCCCCTGTTTCATAATCCCAGCCATTAGTTTTATAGAATTCTTTATCACCTCGAGCAGTCACTCTCATCATCTCTTGGCTAGGTGGATGAGAAACTGTCATAGGATCGTGGTCAGTACCAACATACTTGAATGCTTTAGATCCTTCCGAGTAGCCACCTTGTCCTTCTAGTTTCATAGGTGGTACATGGTCAAACTCATATTTACATTCAAGTGGTGGGTCAAACTTTACTGAGTATTTACCAATATCTAAATTAGTACCATAGATATAATCACCATTATCCATTTTCATGTATAACATTTCGTGTACTTGTGCCATTAGTAAGGACTCTCTTCCATTTTTTTATCGAACATGTCCTGAGCAATCACATCATTCCAATCTTCTCTATAAGCAGTTTGTAGCTTATTCTTGAAAAGGTATATGTGTTTCTCATGAGCAGACATACCATCGATCTCATCATTAATTTTATCGATAATTGCATCGGTACTCCAGTGTGACATTATTTATCCTCCATATTAATATTTTCGAACTGTTCTTTCCAGAACTGTTCAGTTTTAATTTCTTTAGACATACAAGTTCTGTCAACTTGGTCTAAAGTAATATGACCAGCTTCATGTAAGTCAAGAAGCATATCACCGAATGGCTCTTGGTTATTTGAATGCCATCTAACGATACTCTCATCATCAACATAGAAACCACCACTATTCTTAGCAAACTCTACAGAGTTTGAAGTAGTCGACCACTGGTTATCAAAAAAGTCAGATTGCCTTGTATAATCTCTACCAGCGATTCTGATTTCATCAACACCAACTAATTGGTTCTCAAGAGAATGTACAGTTCTTTGATAAGAACCTTTTTCCTCAGTCATTTTTAAAATTGTCATAGTCATATTTACCTCTTTTTTATCAATTTATACAGTAATTCTACTCCATTTTTAGACAAATGTCAAGTAAAATCGTCGACCGAATCGTCTTTTTTTTAGACTATTTTATTATATAAAAACAGGTACTTATAACCTATTTTTTAAATTCTTTCTTCAATCCTTCTATGGTATTGCTGTTCTTAGTTTTTACTCCTCTAAACATCCTTTCAAACTGTGCTGTATATCCTTGAATAATCTGGTTATTTGGCCAAATAACTGCTCTAGCATTAGCCAACCCTGCTTGATTTAGACCTTGCTGTTCTGACTTTAAAATAAACATAGCAGGAGAGTACACATCATTTTTATCTGATATAAATCTTTTTTTCTTTTTTTGTAATTCAGGATTTATATCTGTATGAAAACTTCCACATAATTCAAATATATTTCCAGTCATTGGTTTAAATACGATGTCACCATCTATAAGTATAGAACAATTGTCTAGACCCATTTTTTTAGTTTTAAAATCTTTACCAAACTTAACAGTATTAGCAACATCTTCATCATGAATAAGACGAGCCATATTACTTCCTCTTTGTAAATCATTTAAATCATAACGACCAGCCGAATCTTTTTTCACACCCATAGCTTTCATAGTTTCGTTTATATCTTTTAAAAACTGTTCTATTTCTGGATATGCTCTAGCTGATTGTAAATCTTTCACTTGGAGGTCAACAGCAAAACCACCATACTGTTGGAAGGCAGCAGGTTTAGTTCCTTTTTTATGTGATACAAAAATATTTGGTCTGCCTTTATATTCGAACACCATATCTGCTTTCGGTCTTCCAGGAACTTGTTTAAAATTATCTACATCAAAAGTTTCTTTTCCTACTTGTAATCTCACTATACCATATTCTCTAATTAATTTTTTTAAGTCAGCTTGTACTGTCATAACTTGCTCACTTTCAACTGCTTCGGTTTTATCAGTTTCGCTTTTTACTCTATCAGAAAAATTAATTAAATAATGTAAAGCAAGTAATAAAACAGTATCTGATTTAGAATAGCTTTTAGTTTCTGCTGGTATCTTTAAAGGATTGAAAGTTGATTTGGCAGTATTAATACCTGTAAAACTATTTTTAAGTCCAGCAGGAAATCCTGCGATAGATTTTATACTACCACGACCCATACGAAATGCTATACTCTTAGAAAAGATATAACACATAACTTGTTTATTGGGTGTTATTTTATCAAGTATTTGTTGTATTTTAGGATCTGAAGCAAATCGTTTTTCCAGTGTAGCTTTTGCTCTCACTGCATTCTGTTTGGCTTTTACAAGATCTAGGTCGTTTTCAAATTTAGACATAACACTATTTATTCTACTTAAATTTGAACAAAAGTAAAGGACTTTTTACGATTTTATTTGATTTTTAATTTTCTTGGCATACTCAGGTTTTAGGAAGTCAATTTGTGCCCAAGGAAGTTTGTTATATCCTTCTTCTTCTGCCCATCTTACGAATAGACCAACCTCTTTACCATGTGCTTCTACTTCCCAAGGAGCATCCCAATAATCTAACTTTTTAGTGTTAAACCCTTGCTTTCTATAACGAGTCCTAAAGCCATCAGAATATTCATACATTTCACCAGATGCCCATTGCTTAACATGTATCATTTCATGGGCAATAGTTTCTAGCAAAGGTCTTAGTCTAGATTCCTTTTCAACCTGTATCTTAAATTTCTTAGGACGATATGCTTCATCGTCAATCCAAGATAATCCTTGGACTTTTTCCTTAAGATATAAGTTTTTTTGTATTACGATATTTACAGTGACAGATGTTCGGAGTCGAACATCCATAGTTTTTCGAGAAACCCAGTGGGCGATAGAGCGAACAAGTTTTCTAGTCTCGGCATCTCCACCTCTGACATTGATTATTGCTTTATCTCTATACCACTTTGCCATATCAACTATTTAGTGATATTGGGAAAAGGTTGGGTTTACTCATATCTAGCACCATTGAATACAGCAGCAAAGTGTAATGGCACTACATCATTATTATAGACTTTATGAAATTTATTGGCTGGCACTGGGATGATGTCTCCAGCTTTTACAGAGATCGTTTCATCTTCAACTTCCATGAGTCCAGTGCCAGTTGTAAATACATAAACTTCTTCCTGTTGTGGGTCACTGTGTACATGACCATTAGTTTCACATCCAGGTTGTAAAATTGTGAGAGAAGGTACGAGAACATTCAATCCTTCATAATCTAATACAGTATATCTTTCGTCTTTCTTTGCTACTTTCCAGACCATTGCTCACTCACCCTTTCTCTCAAATCTGTGGAGGAAAACCTATGTTCCCTCTTATTAAAATATAATTCTATATCTCTTCTCTTACATATATCCTTACCAGTAAAATCTTTTTCTCTATATTCCTCGCCTAGTATTCTAACATCAATCTCATATAATTCTAAGATATCTTCTAAATCTTTTTCGCTTGAATATGGTATAATCTCATCAACATATTTTACTGCTTTTAATTGTGTGTATCTTTCAACGACAGTTTGTATTGGAGCATTTTTATCTTTTCTATCTATACTAGGATCTATCTGTAAACATGCTATTAAATAATCGCATTGAGATTTGGCATCCCTTAACATTTGTACATGACCAGCATGAAGCAGGTCGAAAGTTGAAGCAGTTATACCAGTTCTCATTGTTGATAGATTCTAATTAATATATCTAATGGCTCATGCTGACCACCATATGGACTTATCCATATTATAAGACCAACAAATAACATTGCTATTGCTATACCTAAGATAAATGGTTTTAATTCGTTCAAAAGAAACCTTCTAATGTGCTTAAATTTTTATCATATTTACCACCAGATGTATCACGCAATTTTAATTCAGCATGCCCAGTAGTCTTACGAATATACATCGTACATAAATCGTCAAAGTTCTCAGCAATCCACTCAATACTTGACTTAATATTTTCAGCAGTTCTAAATGTTTGTAAGCCACCAACCTCTTTATAGTAATTAGATTTTACAGTAATATCATCAAGTCTTACGACAACACCATGTTTTCTATATTGACGCATACTATACTCATAATCTTCACCATGATTAGTATGACGATCTAATTCAGGATCGTGGTCAGCTATAAATCCATACATACTAGCGATAATATAACAAAGTTTCGTATATGTACGATGCTTCATAAAGTACGCATTTGATGCTGCATATATACCGAAAGTCTTAGCATCGTTATCTTCACATGCTTGGAAACCTCTAAGTATAACTTCTTTTTCAAAGTCTTCAACACGCAGTAAGTTTTGCTCGCCATCCTTAACTTGTACTTCTTCAATATCATCATCAAAAGACATGACATAAGTTCCTTCAGGATAATACTTCTCTATGAAGTTTCTTTGCTTACCAATAGTTGGTACACCTTTTACGACTTCAATATTTTTTGTGTATTCAGTTTTAGATAAAGTATCTACATAATTGTCATACTCTCCTGGCTCCTCATCATTCACGAATACTTTAATCCTAGCTGGGTCAATATTATATGACTTTAATACCTCGATGGTTTTATTCATCACAGTTTCGTGTCGCTTATATGATGGGATACAGATTTGATAATCTTTTAAAATGTCCATTAGAAAAATTCCTCCAAACTTGATGACTGACTGTCGGGATGATACTTAGTCAATACATCTATACCTAATTTATTTTCTAAGAAATCGTACCACTCACTTTCATCCCACATTCCAGGACTGATACCATTCCATAATTTTCTTTGTAAAGGGTGTTCTTTATTAGTTCTACGAGCAGTGACATAATCTTCCCTTGCCCTTTCATAATCCCAAGATCCAAGTTCTAACATTTTTTCCCTAAAATAACACACGAATGATATTCTTTCAGCATCATCAGATTCCATAACCATAGGTGTATTACCATGTATTCCGTCATGATTATTAATTAGTAATAAATCTCCAGGACGAATGTTTACAGCAACCTTATATTCAGGAAGTATTAAATGACCACCTGAGTATTTACCATTATTAGATACAACAGTAAGATTAGAAAAACCTTCATTCAAATCACCAGCATCTCTATGGTAAGCTGTTCTAAAAGTTTTGTTTACAGTAGCAGTAGTAAATACAGTTCCTGGAATAATAAACTTAGAATCTAATTTACCACATGCTTCATTCTGCTTACCATATCTGACAGGTAATAGATCTTCAAATCCTTTACTAAGTTGTTGTAAGAAAGGAAGTGCCATCTCAAACTTATCATAATTATCACGAGTGTAAGTTGTAGGACGACCAAAAGGAATACGAGGATATCTGTCAAAATAACCTGCGATACCTGAGAAAACCTGATTAGCATAAGAAGTTGTAGATGTAAGTTTATCTCTAACTCTATTCGCTTCAGCTACCATTTCATCTTTGGGTAATAACCTTATCTCTTCAACCCATGCTTCAAACTCAAATGCTTCCTCAGCAACTTTAAGAGCCAACCATACATTACCTCTACTGTCATCAGCAATATTCTCTCTACCTTTCCACTTAGCTTTAATATTTTCTACTGGGTCAGAACCATCTAGTGTTGTAGATGGGTTTTGAAAATATGCCAATAATTCTTCATGGTAATTAGTGACCCAATCTCTAGAGCCAAGCGATTTGGTTTTTTCTATACCTGCTGCGAGTCCACGATTTTCAGTGGCACCTGCTGCTTCACGAAGTCCTTTATATGCTTCGTCTTGTTGTTCTTGAGAAAAGAAGTTCTTTCTAAACTTGAATATAATATTTTCTTCAGAGTTTTCCTCACCCATAGGTGTAGGAGCATAAAAATCACAATCATAATCAACTAACAACTCATAATGACTTTCGTCACCAAATCTACCCAATATATTTTCACAGTCAAATTTCTTAGGTGCTGTTATTGTTTTTGTCATACCTTAAATCCTTCCATACTTAATCGTTCACCTGCATCGGTTTTATCAAATACTGCTCCGATATCTTTTTCTTCCTGCCCACTATCCATTATATTACTTTGGGCAGATTCTTCAACATTGTACAATCTCATCTTGTTTTTATCAACCCCAACTACAAATCTCTTATAATAGTTAGGATCTGAATATCTGTTTTTAAGTTGTTTAATCATCCATTGTCCCATATTATCCAGTTCTTCACTAGCAATAATCGCAAACATTAGATCGGCAGTAGCTGGTAAACCGAAAGACTCCGAAGTATCTTCAAGACCAACATCAGTATTATTATATCCACCTCTTGTAGTTTGAGTAGCTGATACGATAGGACAGTTATATTCAACTGCCAGACCTCTTAGTTCTTCAGCAATAGATTTGATATAAGAATAAGTATTTACATTGGCACCCATCCTTAGTCTTTGCGAAGCACAGATATTTAGATAATCGATAAATATAATATCTGCTTTGAAACCTTTTTTCATTTTAAGTTCTTCAAGTAATGCTCTGAAGTGACCTGCATGAGCAGCACCTGTAGGATATTCTTTTACAATCAGTTTACCTTTACTGTTTTCTTTTACTTTATTAATTCTCTTACTGAATATATCATGGTCAACAACTTTAATTTCATCCATACCCAAGTTCAATAAGTTTGCGTCAATCCTTTCAGATATCTTTTCTTCAGCCATCTCCATAGTGACATAAAGAACATTCATACCCTCGTTCAATACACTAGATGCATGATGACACATAAACAAAGATTTACCAACACCAGTACCAGCCATGGCGATGTTAAGAGTTTTTTTACTCAAACCACCACGAGTAATAGTATTCAATAAATCAATATCAAATTTAATTTTTTCTTCAATCTTATGATAAAATTGAAATCTATCATCAGCATCTTCAAGATAATCATGACCGACAGAGTCATCAAAGCAAACACCCAAAGCATCCTGCATCATTTTAGGAATCGCATCTTTGGTATGTACTTTATCACGACCATCGATAATTTTGATAGAGTCCATAATAGTATTATGTACTGCTCGTTCTTTACACCATTCCTCAGTTTTATCATATAGCCAATTATCATTAATAGATTTTGGCTCAGACATCTGCTGTATTTTTTCCTGAATAAGAGCATGCTCGTTTTCAAATAAATCTTTTCGTTCAAAAACTTCAGAAGCAATCATATCAGGATTAGGAATGTTGTTGTACTGTAAGAACAGTTTATCAAACTCTTCAAATATTATCTTTTCAGTTCTATCTTGGAAATATTCAGCTTTAATAAATGGTACTACTTTTCGGCAGTACTCATCATTATGAATAAGATTATTTAATATAGTGTCTTCAATACGCATAGTTAGATTCTACCTGTAAAAAAGTTAAATGTCAAACTAGGCATCTTCTCCTAATGCTTCCTTCATTTCATCCTCGCCACCTCTAAAAAGAACTGCTTTTTCAGCCATTTGTTCTTTTATCATAGCCATTAGGAAGTCGCCAAGTATTTTCTCAACTTCAACCTTTGGTACTGGTCTATATTTATCTGGACCATCTATCTCATAATTATAGTCAAGTTTAATAGTACCATCTTCAGTGGGTTGAAAAGAAACTTTACCAAAGGAAACTATTTTATCTTCTAGGATGCCTTGATTGACTTTAAGTTTCATGAAACCTTGTTCGTTGGTTTCTTCTAATACTGTATGTGGAAGTTGTTGCTGACCTGTATCTCTCAACTTGTCAGTATGATAGTTTTCCTTTTCCCATTCCTCTTTTGCTTTTAAGTAATCTTCTTCAGATACATAATCATTAGCAGAGTGGATTGGTTGGTACTCTTTAGGATTATTCCCCTGTATTATCTTCGGTTTCTTGCTCACTTTCAGTCCCATACATAAATTTAGATTTACAGTGTTCGTCAATCTGTTTTAATACTTCTTCAGTAAAAAACTTTTCTGGCTCTTTCATAATAACTTTACCAAATACTTTTTTACCATCTACAGTAATACGACCACCAGCACTTTCCCAGATACCTGCTTCAACAGCAAGGTCGGTAAGTCCATGATATCTAGATAAACCTGTTTCAAAATTAAGTTTACATTCAACTTTCATTTGCTCCTTAGTAAATCTAGACTTCTGAGTAGTTGCTTTAATAATATTGCCCACGATTTCTGTACCATCACGATCTTTACTTTTACCCAAGAACACGATTGTAGATGCAGCATATTTTAAGCCACCTCCACCACCCATGTCTTTCATAGGTACATAAGATCCTATAACATCGAAAGTATGATTGGTCACAATCATTGGTACATCAAGCTGTGCGAGTTTTAGACTCAATACTCTGAAAGCACCTCTAACTAATTGTGCTCTCGTCATATCACGAGTATCCTTACCCTCTGCTACATCTGCTACTTCTTTATTTGTAGAGAGCATACCCAAAGAGTCTAAACAAAATAGGATAGGTTTCCTTGCCTGTTCAGGTACAGTTTTATGATTTTCAAGAATACGCACAGCTTGAGTACGAAACTCTTGAATAGTTGTCACTGGTACAATAACAAATCTGTTTGTGTCAATATCTCTATCTTCAAGGATTTGCTTAGTAAGTGCACCCTCTGTTTCAAAATATATAACACCTGCTTCTTTATCCATGTCTAGGAAGTTTTTAGCAACTCCTAGAGCGAAAAAAGTTTTACCTGTAGAACTCTCACCAGCAAGGGCAGTCACCTTGTTTCCTGGAAGTCCACCATAAATAGAACCACTCAATAAAGCATTAAATGCGTAAGACCCTGTGTCAACAAAACCGACATCAGAGTCTAGAGCATTTTCCGCAAGTCCTGCGTACTCGTTATCGAGATTATCTATAAGGTCGTTTAAATACCCAACCATATAATTTTCTCCTTTAGTTAAATAGATGCGTCAATAGGTTTAGATTCTACTGGCTCTAACTTTTGCATCTTAATGTTAGGTGCCAACCTATTATTTGTTTCAGACCATTTCAATCCGACATATACTCGATACAACCCATCAGCTGTAATGAATACATCTTTGTTCCACTCTTCATATCCAGGAAGAGAAGTAGGAGTGATTATGTTGTTAGTTTGACTTGTAGATCTTTCAACCATTAAGTCTTCACCTTCACCAGATCCTTCTTCTTTATATATACTCTCATTTTGAGTAATCCTGCCATTCACTTGGTCAGCTAAATCCGACTTTGCGATAGTAGTAGCTTTATCAAGAGCAAACTGAAGATCGTAAGAAACTGAAGAGCCGACACCATAAATAAATTCTTCGGCATCCCTGTTTCTAATTAATCCTTTTTCTACTTCTGCGTCTAAGTACCAAGTCGGCACTTTATTAAGAACACCATCACGATTTGCTTCAGTGGCAATCTTAGTAGTAGAACATGCTGCCAAAAATACCAGCATACCTGAGATTAGTAAGATTTTAAAATTTTGAAATGATGACATTATAAACCTCCTTCACGATTTCAATTATGTTATTTGCCATTTCAGGATAGAAGTAAGTAATCCCAATCCCGATAGCAACTCCAATAATATATTTCATAATATAGTTATCTCCTAGTTCATTTCCGTAATTAGCTTCACGAATACAGAATACATTAATAACTGAGCACCCTCATATAATAGGGCATCAGTTGCGTTAGCATCTGGGTCAAACTTTTGTTTTCCCTGCTTAGTTTCTTCCTTACATGTTCTAGTAGTTATCTCCTTAACTATAATACCATTTTGGACAACCTGAGTCGTCTCTGTAGTACAGTTTGGACCATATGCTACAACCTTAGTCAAAGGTGCAGTATAGGCTGGAGGAGAACACATAGTGACTCCAAGCATCATCAATATAGCTATTACTTTATTCATTATCATCATTCTACTCTTAAAAAACTTAAAAGTAAACCTCTGCTAAGTCTTTGAATTTAAAAGAAATCCTCAAGACTGGCTGTTTGCTTTACTTTCCATCCAAGTGATTGTATCATGATATCGACTGGATCTAAGAATACCTTTTCAAACATCAAGTCATAATCAGCATAATCATGTATGCCGAACTCTTTAGGAACAACATCTAGGAAGGATATAACATTCTCCCTGATGACATTAGGTTTTTTCAAGTAAACGAATTTAATTTTCTCACCCTCTTTAATATCATTGTATCTTAGGTCTATGTTCTTTTCTTTCAAATAATGATTATAAAGTAAAGCACCTCTGACATGAATAGGAGTTGCTTTCCTATATATGCTCATAGAATCTTTATAGTTGCTGAGACCATTTACAGATCTAGGGAAGGAAATCTCTTCAATAGGTAAAGAGTTGAAATAGTTTCTAGTCTCTTCAATATATTTGAAGAGTTCATTATTATCACCATGTAGGATAACTGGTATCACACCCTTTAGAAGTTCACGAACAGCATAGGGAGTAGAAGATTTAATCATCTCTAGTCCCATAATTTTCATCTTAGGTTTTTTATAGGACACACCTTCAGAATTATACACTGAAAGAACATACCTTTTTTTCGCAGTCCATAAACCTTTATCAGCTAGAACTTCTCTTTCCATAACCATCTTGTTAGCAAAGGCATTTTGCCTATTAGCCAGTTCAGAATATTGTTCATTTATATATGGCATAAATTTATCATTACATATAGTGTCTAGGAACTTGATGGTTTTATTTATGTCAGATTGTTTATCTCCCATAACTTTATCTACAAGTTTTTCGAATGTCACATATATAGAATCTGTATCAACAGCGATAATATAATCTTCGTTTTCTGTACCGATTATCTTGTTGAGATATTCATTCATTCTATCGTGTATCCAACGAATAGATAATTGACCAGAAGTAGTAATAGCTTCAGCCATTTTTAAATTAAAGTATCTGAAGTATTGATTACCAAGTGCACCATAAGCTGAGTTAAGAGCAATCTTCAAACCCATCTGATAATTATTCTTACTTGATATAACTTTTAGCTGACGAGTATCTTTCTCATCCTCATATAATTGCTGTGCTTGAAGCATCTCTTTCTTAGCGATCTTCCTTTGATTATAGAAGTCTTCCATAATACTAGGGAATACACCTCTGAAATCTTTTCTATATTGAGAGCCATTGGCAGCAACAGCAAACTCCGAATCTATGGCAGGGTTTTTAAGATAATGCTCAACTCCTTTTTCTACAGACTCAGGTTGTAGAGTTTCGGGAGATATATTATATTGCATAATTAAATGGGGATACAGCGAGTTCAAGTCAAATGAAGCAACCCATTTATGTAAACCAATCAATGGCTCTTTTACGAATGCTCCTTCAAACTTAGTCTTTTTATCTTCATTAGATTTCGGTGGTATTACCACATTTACTTTCATCAGATAATTGTGAACAATCATATCCCACATACGAACCTGAGAAAATACATCATCATAATTAATCTTAGCATTATATGCCATAGTAAGCTGAAGTTCAATCAGCTTCATTTTATCTTCTAGCCTGTCAACTAATACTGTATCAATAACATTATAATCAACAAATTTATTCCAATCATTTCTATAGAACTCTGAGAATGTTGCGTACTCACTATGGTCAAGTTTCTTTTGACCAAGTTCAACGAAGGCAATATTATCTAGACGATAAGATTCTTGTGCTGTGTAAGTATATTTTTTATAGAGGTCAAGATAATCAAGTTGAGCAATACCTGCGATTGCTATGGCGAACTCTTTATTACCTTTTACGAATATCTCTCGTTCATGTACAATTTTCCAAGGAGACAATCTACGAGCATGGTCTTCGCCAATTACATGACACATTCTTCGCCATAAATATGCGAGGTCAAAAAACTGAGAGTTCCAACCTGTAATTACATCAGGATAATTTTCAATCCAGTAATCTAGGAACTTGTGAAATAAAATCTTTTCATCACGACAATATACATATCGCCAGTTATTATGTTGCTTTTCGTCACCTGTATATTCTTTAGTGCCGAAAGTAATAATCTCTTTTGAATGATTATCTTGTAAAGTAATTAGTAGAAGTTTCTCGTTGGCTCGTTCAATATTAGGGAATCCTTCTTCAGTTTCAGTCTCAATATCTATTGACCAAATCTTAATAAGTTCTTTATCCCATTCAATATCATCCTTAAACTCATCATGCATATATTGGTAATGCCACTGAGTTTGACCATGTACTTCCATAACATCATTGTATCGGTGTACAAAGTCTTTAGCATCCTTTATAGATCCTTGTTGGATTTTATAAGCAGGATGCCCTTTAAGAGTTTTGTATGGTGTTTCGCCTTTACCTTTTGTGACCCATACACTGGGTTTGAAAGGTATCTTCTCGGCTTTTCGCTTCGTGCCAGAAATATATCTGACTAGAAGCTGATTACCATGGGGATGAACATTTGTATAAAACTTCATTAATACAACTCTACTCTAGATTTGTTTAAAAGTAAAGTTATACAATTAATTTTTTTTCGGGAGTCATAATACTAGGACTTCCCCATATTCTCTTATATTCGTCTTTTAATTGTTGGGTTGGAATTACAACAGACTGTATAGCTGTTTTGTAAAATATGATAGAATTAGCTGGATCGCCATATGGGCAATAAGGTGCTAATCCTACTTGTGATTTTCCTTGGTCATTAGGGTTATCGGTGACTAGCATACTTGGAACTTTACATTCATATTGCTCAACACCGAAGTCGACTATTTCTGCTACGATAATCTCACCTGAGTTCATCATAAACAATTTGATATTTTCATCTTTCATAATATATCTCCATATTAAAGTGGTGCTCCCCAGCATCGGCTGGGGAGTCTTGGTTAATTACTTAATGTCGATGACTTTAAGTTTCTTCTCTTCAGGAATAATCCTTTCGAGTTCGACGGAAAGCATTCCATCTTTTAGAGTGCCACCTTTGACTATAACATCATCAGCAACTGTAAATGTACGAGCAAAGTTTCTCTTAGAGATACCTCTATGTACATATTCTTCTTCAGTTGTTTCTTCAGAAGGCACCGACTTAATAGTCAAAGTATTCTCCTGATGTTCAACTGTAATATCTTTTTTAGAAAACCCAGCCACAGCCATTTCAATAGCAAACTTCTCATCGCTGAGTCTTTTGATATTGTATGGTGGATAAGTTTCTTGTTTGTGGATTTCTCCGACTCTATCGAATGTATCGAATAAATTGTCGAAGCCGATTGAAAAGGGAGCAAGTCTGCTGTCCCTCCATAGATTATAATGCGTCATATTTTCCTCCTTATGAAGCGAGTTTAATTTACGAGAACCCATTATGGCATTCTCTCTACATTATATATAGGTATCATTACAAAAATTTCAAGTCCTTTATATAAATTATTTTACGAGACCCTCACGAATAATGCTGGCACTTTGTACCAGTCAGCTCCTGCAGGATCGTACGATGTTGCTTGCTGTGGACCCATATTTCTCCAAGTGCTATTACCTGTAGAATCTATTTGTGCCCAGCTGTTCAAACCACCTGCGTCTCCAGGGTTTAAACCTGAAGCAGTATTGGGTGGCGAATAATTGCTTGTATATCCTGGACCCAAGTCACTTGTGCTTATAGTTCCAGTATGATACCAAAGTTTGTCACCAGATACAGTATTTCCAACATTAATAAAGTCTGGAGTTGTACCAGCTAAATCATTGAAATAGTATAGGAAAGCATAAGACTGATTATCTCCTAAAGCTGTAGATGGTAAATTTGTTGAGTTAGTAGCAGTTGTAGCAGTGGTTGCTGTTAGAGCATTCCCAGTAGTATCTGCATCAATAGATGAAGGCAATCTAGCTTTGTTTAAAGTACCACTTGCTATATTAGTAGCATTAGTTGTATCAGTAGTTGCCGATGCTGCCAGCGAAGAAGTATCTGCTTTCGCATTTATCTGTGTTTGTACATTTCCAGTCACACTATTAATATGTTGAAACTCTGTGTTAGTCACAGTTCCATCAGCAATCTTAGTTGCGTCAATCGCAGCAGATGCTTTTATATTAGCATCTTCAATATTTGAAATAGAGTTGCCAGTACCATCAGCATCAATAGTTTTATTTGTTAAAGTATCAGTAGATGTTCCAGTTAGGTAGCCAGCATTATTGGTAAACATATCAACATTACCAGCTTTATTAGTAAGAGTATCAGATGAAGATGCTGTGATATATCCACTATTATTAGTGAACATAGAAATATTTCCAGACTTATTAGTAAGTGTGTCTGTAGAAGACGCTGTAATAAATCCTGTTAAGTCAGGTGGAGTATTAGTAAATACACCTGTGACATTATTAAATGCCAAAGATCCAGTACCAGATGCTGAAGCATTGATGGCTGATAAATCTGTATATAAGATACCAGCTGTATCGGATCCAGGTTGCCATTCCCCAGCAGATGCGTTGTATTTTAAAACCTGACCATTAGAAAGTCCAGTAGTATTTACATCTCCTAGTGATGCCAATGTCACATTCGCACCCTGTAATGCAGATACTAGATTTCCATATGTAATATGTTTTGTAGTAGATTCGGAAGTGTCAACAATCAGTAATTTATCAATGGACTCTGGGGTCGCTAATACTGGAAGTTCACTAATCTTTGCGTCAGCCATTTACTCTCCTTATTTCTTTTTCCCAATATTATATTTAGGTACTAATTCCCAAGAAGATTTATCTTTATGGGATAAAACCTTAATCTGAGAGAGGGATGCTTTTGGCTCAGCTTGACTAGAATCTACAATATTTAATAGTTCCCAATCTTGTAGCAGAACAGCAATAGTATTCCTTCGCTCAATATCGTTATTAGCTATATTAGATTCTTTACCATCTAATGCGAAAAGTTCTTTAAAATGTACTATGAAATACTTGCCTTGTTTATGTAAAATATGGCAAGACTGAAATAGTTTGTTTTCTGTGCGAGAAGATATTCCTATTCGAGTTAGGGTTTCTCTAACTTTTAGAAAGTTATCTGGCTCTGGGAGTGTGACTTCAAGCATCTTCTCCGCAGTCCAATCGTAATGTATCATTTCAACTGACATGTCTATTTACCACCTTTATTTAGTTTTTGTTCAATAATGCTCATCTGGTCAGTTGTTAATATATCCATCACCTGACGAGCCTTTTCTGGAGAATATCCATAATATTCCATAACCAGTTTCAAAGACTCGGTTTGCTTCTCATTTTTATGCCACTTCGAGAACCTTTTGCCTTTTGTAATAGTATTTAGTAAAAAATAGTATTGCCAAGACTTCGGGATATCATGATATTGGTTCATCATGTTGGACTGCATTATTGTGTCAGGGAAATAACTCAAACCTCTATTAATAATAAAGGGTACATAATCCTTATCGGCAAGAGGATTATCCTGGAATAGATCCTTCTTGTCGTTAGTTATGTTGTTAATATAAAGGAAAGGGTTTGCCATTATTTAAACTTACAGGAAGCCATTATCTCTGTAAGTGCTGCCATTTTATTAAGTTCATGGTCAGCGACAAATGCTGCTTTATACTGATAATCTGCGAGAATCAGAACCATTTGTGGAACTGAAGCAGATTCTAGTTTGTTATTAGCATTATTAAATATATCAGAAAATAATTGGGTTGTTTCAATATCACTATTTTTAGTGACCCATTTACGAACCTCTTTGAAGTTCTTATCCTTTAGAAGTGTAAAGAGATTATTCCAGGACTCTTCACTGACATTAATCATAATGCCACTATCTATCTTACCAGATACTGAATATCTTTGAAGTTCGTTCAGCACCCTTCGGAAGTCAGGATAATGTTTTTGTATAATTTCTACAACTGCTTTTTGCTCAAAGTCCACACCCTCAGTATTAAGAATATGCTCCACTCTTTTATAGAAAGCTGTAGCAACTGCTGGTTTATCCTTAGCATCAGTCCTAAACTCAACCACAGCACATCTAGAGTGAAGTGGCTCAATAATCCTATTCTTAAAATTACAGGTAAATATAAATCGGCAGTTCCCAGAGAACTCTTCGATAAATGCTCTCAGTGCTGGCTGAGTACTGTTCGGATTCAAATAATCAGCTTCATCAAGAATAACGATTTTCTTTGAGTCAGTCAGGGAAACCGACGAAGCAAAGTTTTTGATTTTTGTTCGTATCACATCAATGCCAGATTCTTCGGAACCATTAATGAACAGATACTCAGCACCGACTTCGTTGCATAGTGCTTTGGCGACAGTAGTTTTACCGACACCAGCAGTACCACAGAACAGGAAGTTCGGCAGTTGCCCACTAGCAACAAACTCTTTGAATGTATCCCTTAAACTGTCAGGAAGGACACACTCCTCAATAGTCTTAGGTCTGTATTTCTCGACCCAAATAAATTGGTCATCCATAATATAAATCTCTCAGTAAAATTAAAAGTCAAAAGTAGAGTCAGCTTCAACTGCGATGAAGTAAGTCAAGTCATTCATCTTAGAAGCAAACTTAGAGATTCTTTTCTTAGAAATAGAAACTACATAATCCCCATCTAGCATTTTGAAATTATCAATCCTGAAATTTACTTTAAACACTTTATCAGTTGTGCCCAAAGTAGCATCCCAAGAGTTAGAAGTAGCATTCTTTTTATCAGCTACAACTACACTAACATTCGAACCATCACCAATGAATGATACATCACCAGATCTCAATACTGAAGATGTTTTCATAATCATATCATACATAGTTTTTGATAAGTCGAATTCAATATCTGCATCAACAGGAAGAGCATCTTTAGTTGGCGATGCTAGAACTGATGGATCGGCAGCAAAATATTTTACTTTAGATTTACCATTTGCTACAGTGACAAACTTTTCATCAAAGGCAAGTTCAGGATCTGCATCAAATAAAGAATACACACCCAAAAACTCATTTAAGTCATAGATACCAAACTCACCATCAAAGTTTTCTTGGACAGTAGTACTAGCCATAACATTTTTTTGTGCTGATATAGTCGATAAACGATTACCAGCTTTAATAAGAATATTGCCATTAATAGTGGCAAAGTTCTTAAGGACACTCAAAGTTTCTTTCGAAATTTTCATAATATTATTTCTCCTTGTTAATTTTATCATGTTGATGTAAAGCCATCAATGCATAGTGAAGTATTTTTAAAATATCGGCACGATTATAACCATCTTTCTTGCCATACCTTTGGGCATACTTCAATACATTACCCATAAAAAATCCCATACCATGACCACAATCAATAATAAATTCACTTGCTTGAAATGAGTTTTTACTGTAGTGCCCCATGTAAGTTTTATCAATATATTCTTTGAAGTCTTCAATAAGTTTATCTTCATCAAATTTATAATCAATATTAGGATTTTTATTTTTCATATTCAATACTCTATATTAAAAAAACTTAAAAGTAAAGTGGTGGACTCGACAGGACTCGAACCTGTAATACAAGTTTAGAAGACTAGTGTGATATCCAGTTTCACCACGAGTCCATCCACTGTAAATAAATGCAAAAGGGAAGGAGATGGCAGTCCTTCCCTTTCTATCATCAGCTATCGTCAGTCAATAACAGATGAATCCCTTAAATCAGGAACTGAAACACCATTATCTTCATCGGCGACATCTATATCAATACCGAAGTCTTTCAGTTCCTGAACGAAGTCGGCATCTTCCTCGTCTTTTATGACAAACTTTGGTTTCGGTAAACGAGATATCTTTATATCCTCAGCTTCACGAATCGCCATCTCTGAGTCTGCTCCTGGAGCAGGAAAGAAATAGATGCCTTTGTCGATCTTGTTAATCTTATAATTCCAATTAGGTGTACCGATCTTAGGAAAACTAGGATCTTCAGCATGTTTTTCTTTCAGCTTAACAATCCCTTCAGTACATTTTTCCAAAGTAATAGCACCACCAGTCTCAAGTTCAGGATAGACAACAATCATGTTATCTACCCATCGCTTTTGAAACTTAGTAAGAAGTTCGTATGGTGTAAGTTCCATTATTCAGATACCTCTTCAGTAAATGGGTTTCTATCACTATCTTCCTCAGCTGGAGAATCCATTTCCCCAGCAGAGATTTTAGTGTAAAGGTCAAGGAATGCCATTTTAGTGACAT